ACCTCAGCAGCTTCTTCGATAACCTCGTCAGCTTTTTCAACTTCCTCGGTCTCAGTGGTCTCAGCTTTTTCAACCTCGACCTCTGCTTCAGCATCGTCTGCCTTCTCTACCTCGGCAGTTTCATCTGCCTTGGTTTCCTCGACAGCCTCAACGCTTTCAGCTGCGGCATCTGCCTCTGGAGCGACCTCTTCTGATTTTTCTACAACCTCTTCGAGGTTAGTTGTTTCATCAGTCATAGGACTTACCTCCTTTATCATCTTAACTGTATTAATGCCTTTAGCACTATCAATTAAGAGCTTTACCATATCTTGTTTATCGTCATCGCTTTTTTCAACGAATCCGATGTTGGCCATTGGCTTGCCAGAAGTGGGGCTAACTTCAGCCTCGTTTTCTGACAACATCACTAGGCCATCTTCTTGATCCCAAAATACATTTTCGAGAACTGTTTCGATACCCTCGCCCTTGAGGACATCAACGCCATCTACCTTTTCTACAGAAAGGATGCTGGCAAATTGATTTGCTGGGGAGTCAACGAGAGAAAGCTCTACAAGATCATAGTCTTTAATGACTCGGATTTGAGAATCTGCCTTTTCGTCGTATGCGTCGTCCCAGTCGTTCATTTTTCCGCCAATGTGCACCCTTAGATACGTATGCGGATACATAAACTCCGCTATAAAACTTTTTAGACTCTGGATCAAAGTACTTGTCTTCTTTAAAGTTGACCATCTTACCCACTGCGGTAGGCTGGTGCATCTCACGGATGTTACCGCGGAACTTCTCGAAGGCCTTTAGCGAGGCCTCTTGAGTAACGATGTCGTTCTGCTTGTCTACGTTATCGAGCGTAGCAAATCCAGAGACGATACGCCTCTCTTCATCAACTTTCGTAAAGGGCATTGAAAGACGAACACTGTCGCCTTCGGTATCCCAATGTGCTTTGAACATAGTCATACTATCCTAATTATAGCACCTTTTTACAAAATGTTTATCAAATTGTAATTATTGTGCTGATCTGCCCTCACCCTGGGCATTCCTACCCTGTACAGTGGCTGAGCTATCAGATTGATTGTTTGATCTCTCTGTATCTCGTTCCCTGTTCTGAGCATTGTTTGCCCTAGCGTCAGTGGCTTGCCTTGGGCTCATTAAGAAAGGAGTATCTCCGTCCTCTCTCTGAGGAAGACCCAAAACCTCTCGAGCTTCATTAGGAACCATGATTTGATTCTTTACATAACGCTCAAGAATTTGTGATTGTGCAATTTCATCCGTCAGCGTTAGCTCGTTAAACTTAAAGTCTATAACATCTGTTTGCTCACGAATAATTTTGTTCATAATTTTTTCTAGACTCTTTTGTGCTGGTCTAGCCACTTGCTCTTTAAATGTACGATCTTGTGCCAATGCTGCTGCAATGTTTGAGCTATCTGCCCCACCAATTTTTGAAAGCGGAACCTGGTGGGCCATGAGTACGTTGTCTCTATTTTGCTTAGTGTATTCACGGAATGATGCCTCCTGAATTCCATTTTCAATTGGCTCCATTTTAAACTCTACCTTATTGCTGTCGCTATCTCCAGGAAGTGGAATGTAGAGAGTTCTGTGAGACTGGCCTTTAAGATTGGTCTGCAAGAATCTAAACATCTTATCTTCTGCGTCGGCGGATAGCTTTGCACCCTTTAGAGTAACTACGTATCGAGGCACAGCCTTGTTGCTAAAGTAATCAATGTTGTACTGGGAGGCTAGCTGGTCACCATGTACAGAAGTGATGGCAGACATAATGTCTGGAATACCGTAGAAAGTGTTTAGTGGAGAGTATTCTTTAAAGTGAATAATTTCGTTTGGCCTTGCGTCAGTAGTAATGGGGTTTGGATTCTTCGCCCCAAAGTTTCTAAAATAAACAACCTTCTGTCCAATAATTTGTACATAGCCATCACGCAGTCTACGGACACGCATAGTGGTTGCAGGAATGTGACCAAGGTATCCGATCTCGCCATTAATTGTTCGACCAACTTCTAAGTAACCGTTTCCTGTTGCCTGTACGTCAGTGTAGAACTTCATCATTGTGTTAGTAAAAGAATCGTCATCGTTAAGATTTTCTAGCCAGTCTCGCAACTGAATCTTCATTCTCTCAATTCTGTTTCTTGCACGATCAACAGAAATCCTGTCTCTGTTTGTTTCTAGCCTTAGCATTGTCGACTGAGATACCTCAAAATCGTAGCCAAGACCTACAATGTTTTCTACCTTTGCGTCAATAGCTGCGTGGTTCGCAAAAGAGGTGTCGTAATAGTTTGCCAGCTCGTAAAGATTCCAAGGTGGTGTAATAACATCGAACATTCCATAGCCATTACGAAATACCGTACCAGGATTAATCTCTTTAGACTTTGCCCCATCCTGACCAGAAGAAGTTGCTTTTGCACTATCCAGATAAGCTTCTGACGGCTCTGCACTTTTAGCTAGCCTAGTGGCACGACGTTTAAAGTTGGGGTCTAGGCCGTTAAGAGACTTAATGTCATCCCACGATTTTGTAAAGGGGTCTTGCCTTCTAAAGGCATCCTCTTGTTTTTCCAGTTCGTCAATGCGAGCACCGACAGTCCACTCTTGATTCACTAGCCTTCATCTCCATACTGCTCTAGGGTTTTCTTTGCGGCAATAACTGCACCTAGGTCATTCATGTTTGGAAGCAAACCTTGGGCCATTCTATCCACTTGCTCGCTGTGTGTCTCATCTGAAATTTTTCTTGAGTTTGCATAAAATTCTGCCTTGCCTTCTGGCTGGCCATAGTATTTTGCTGCATCCTCTAGCTGTTTAATTCTAGACTGGTCCCCACGCATTGATTCAATAGACAATGCGTTTCCGTTTCCATCTGTAAATGCTTTACCGTTTGGCTTAATCCAAACGTAAGTTCCGAAGTTTGAAAAGTTTTCTGGTACAACCTGTACTCTTGTCTTACCGATCTGACCAGGAAATCGTGGTTTTTGATTATTCATAACCACCATTATACCATATTATACTGGACTTACGGTATTTTGTTGCCACCTGTTGTTACGATAGATACTGTACTGGTAATCGTTAATAATAAAATCATTATCACTGTCTACATCGTTGACAACTTCTCCAGCTACAACTTCTTTACCTGCCCAGTACCCCCAGTCAAGGTCGTTTCCAAGAGTATTACGAACAGAGAACCACTGCCTAAACCCAAACCTTTCCTCGTCGTCTCTAATTGTGGTTTGATAATAGCTAATGTTGTCAAACCTCAATGGGCTTGTCATCCTTAAAGATCCAGCCATTCCACTTAAATCTAAAAAGTCTGGGAATGAAATACCAATAACCGACCAGGTTCTTGGATATAAGATTGGCCTTTTAACAGCAACACCATTTGTAAAAAATACAATTCCAGATTGAATTCTGTTTGTCTGTGCGTTAACAGCATATATCTGACCTCTTTGATTGCTTGTGCTGTCTCCTAGAAGGTAAAAGTCTATTCTGCCATCTTTGTAGTAAAGCTCAAAAATCTTAGTCGGAATATCTGGCATAACATCTTCGTCATACCTAACAAACATTTGCATTGAGCCAATCTTGAAAAAGCTTGCAGCGTTAGAGTTGATTGGCATACTTAGTCTTTCAGAGCTTAGGTTGCTATGGCTACCCATCATTTTAATACCAGTATTAGCAGTTTGATAAAGATACGGAGAGCTGCCTTTATCAATAACAACTGGTGGAACACTTCTATAGTTAAAGTAGCTTCCAGCCTCGGAGAATGGAATAATTGGCGTACCAAATCTTGTACCAATTCTCTTTGGGGTATCATTAAATGATTGAGAAGAAAGCTCAAGGGAGCGTAGCCTCATTGGGTTTGTCCTGATTCCCTCGACATCCATGTCAAGGTGGACATTGATAGAGAGCCTGTCGAAGTCTATTCCTTGTGGTGGATAGATAACCGTTCCATTAACAGCTTCATACCTTGTTGTCATCCAGTCTGCCCCTGGCTTTACCACTCTATTACGATTTAGCTTTTCTGTTTTTGTAAAGTATGACGTTGTGGCATTTGACCCAGTCTCCAGATATTGAAAAGAAATGTAAGACTTTAGCAATGAGCCATTAGTATTGTACACATCACCGTTAAAGTCTTCTACGCGAGGGTACGCAATGTTAAACTGAATATAAGAAAGTGAATCTTGCGAAGATTTCTTGCGTTAGCAAATGCAAACCTTCTGATCTTACCCTGGAAAGTATGTGAAAATTCTTTTGTGCCTCCCACAAACAATTTAAGAACCTGCCTGTTAGCAAAAAAGTTTGCGATTTCTTTTCCACGATCTCTGCTGAATCTGTCAATGTCGATTCCGACCAAGAACCTGTCTCCAGATCTCTGACCTCTAGCCTTGTAAAAGACTTCTTGTTTCATAGATCCGTCTGGCTTTTTTAGATTAAATGTATAAAATATGTTATTTTCTGTAACTGTTTGGCCACCCTCTTCAAATGTCTCTTGTTGCAAATACACCTCCACATAGTTTGAGGTAGTATCGTTGGTGACCTTAAACAGTGTCTGCTTTTCAGCAATGTCTGTTTCTGTTTCAAAAATTGCATAGAATGCTTTTATTGGTTCCGCCAAGAAGTTAAGCCTATCAAAGTACATATAACCTTCTAAGTTTTCGACTTCATCTTCTGCGTTAGTGAATAGATCTGGTCTTAGTGAAATAAATGTATCGCTTTCGTCTACGTTTGCTTCTGATAATAGGCTCAACCAAGACTCTTGATTAAGATTGTTTAGCTTTATCGTAGGCAATGGGTGTGGAGGCGGAAACAACGCATCCTGATCTTCAATAACATTTTCTAGTATTCCGTTTGACCAACTGCTAGAGTTAGGAAAAGAATAATTTTTGGTATATTCTGCAAAAGGGTAATCTACCACAACGGCATTTGTCGTATCAATACCCTTAATAGATGTTGGAACCTCGACCGCTTGTCCGTAAGCCCACCGTCTCTTAGCTACAATTGAAGCCACTTCGTATGGATAGATTGCTACACAATCAAGCATTATATTTGGGATATCGTCGTAGGCATAGAACCCAAGCCAGTCTTGCTCTAGCCCTGAGTCTGATATTTTGTCGGGGAA